TCCGGGCCGTCCTCGGGCTTGCCGAGACGCGCGACGGAGTAGACCGAGCCGGTGGCGTTGCCGGTGGCAACCACCTTTAGGTACCGCTTCTTCCCGCGGAGGTCGACATCGAACCGAACCACCACGTCGGAAGTCGTGTTGGCCGGCGTCGGGATGGTGAACGACGTGCCGCCCACGTAGCCGGTGAGGTCCGAGTAGCTCGAGGTGCTGTCTCCGTGCTGGAGCTTGAGCACCAGGGCCACAGCCGAGTTGGTCCCGGCCGCAGCGACCTTTTCGAACGCCACGTCGATGCTCGCCACCTTGAAACCGAGCGTGTCGATTTCCATGGAGTGAGTGGCCGACGTGGTGATGTCGTCCGACAGGCTCGCAACCGTCTTGGTGTTTTCCAGGCGATTCATGGCAGGGTCTCCGTCAGGTCGTGTCAGGGAGGTTAGGTGACGCCGTCAGACGATCAGGCACCCTTGATCGCAACGATTGGCCCAGCGACGGACGAATCGCCGACCGAGTGCCACACCATCGTGCCGCGGGCGACACCGGTGAACAGCGTCTGGTCGAACTCGACGTAACGCTCGGTGCTGACGCGGGTGGCGAACTGGCTGCGGAGCCCGAACATCCCCGCGAGATCCGGCCGACCGAAGTAGGCGATGATCTCGTTGGTGAAGTCGGTATCGGTCCCGTGCGTCTGGTCGGTGATCTCGACCGGGAACCCGGCGAACTGGAGGCCCGTGCCGCCCTCGACGGAGACGCGGCCACCAGCGGCCATGTCGAGCCGCTGCATGGCGAGAGCGAACCCGACGCTGGAGATGTACCAGCGGGCACCGTTGAGGGCGTACCGCGGGAGCTTGCCGAGGGCACCGAGGAAGTCGGCGGCGACGAGCTCCTCCCACGTGTCGCGGCCTGCGCCGGTCGTGTGGACGGAAGCCGAGCCGATCTTGTTCTTGAGGCCGTAGACCCCGCCGTAGGTGCTCGTGCCGTCGCCGGCCACCGCAGCGGCCTCGAGCTTGGCAGAGATCGCCGTGGCGAACTCTTCGGTGATGAAATCGCCGAGGGCGATTGCCGAGTCGGCCAGCACCTCGTTCGACACCTTCGTGCCGACCGTGAGCTTGGAAGCGACCAGCTGAACCTGGTTCACCGCCGGATCGCTCGTGCTGATCTCGGAGTTCTCGCCGGTCCAGTTCGCGGTGACGCCCGACACGCGCTTCGGGAAGATCACGGTGTCCGAGCCCATCGGCACCTGCTGCATGCCGCTTGCCCAGACCGAGTAGACATCGACCAGGCGGATGAGGTTGGCCACCATCACGTCGGGGACGAGGGCACCGCCAGCCGAGTTGCTCGACTCGGACATGGTCCGCACCTCGACGCCGTGATCGTCGCACCACTGGCGAGCGTGGGCATCGTTGCAGTAGCTGGCCTTGATCCACTGCCCGACCGTGTGGGCCTCTTCCTGGCTCTTGAACGCCCGGAGCTTGCCGCGGAACGGCACGGCCTCGACGCGGGCCCGCTCGACCTTCGCGGCCGAGGGAGCCGGGGTGCAGCGGTCGACCACGCTGCGGAGATTCTTCTGGGACTCGGCGACGGCCTGCTCGAAGCTGAGCTTCTTGGTCACGTCGTCGGCCCGACGCATCAGGCCCTCGAGCTCGAGGTCGCGAGCCGCAACCGCGTCGGCATCCACGCACTCCATGGCACGGACAGCCTCGATCCGGTTGCTGGTTTCAGCGGCCTCGTCGGTCAGCTTCTTGATCACGTCCATGGTCGGTATCTCCAGGGATGCGGCGGCACGCCGCGTGTCGATGCCCGGAGACTAGGACCGGCCAGCGGGCCCCTTGAAGAAACGCAGGGCCGAATGTGTTGTGCGGACAACGCACCGCCCTCTGGCCCCGCAGCGTGGGCATCGCACGTACCGCAGCTGCTCAGCGCCACACGCACGGCTGGAGCGTGTCCGCATCGTCTCGCCGCACTGGCAACGGGGGCGGTCAGCCACGCATGGCACTCCTGAGCCGAAGGAGAGCGGCCACAGCACCCTCGACGGCCGTGGATCGCTTCACTACAGGGGACGCGACAGGAGCGGGATCTTGGGCAGACAGCCACGCCTGGTACGACCGCATGGCCACGCCTGCCGTGGTCGAAGGGTATGCGGGCACAAGCACTGGCCCCACGTCGTACAGGCCCGACACCTCGCGGATCTGCCGCACTGCACCGCCCTTGTCGTCGGTCACGAACTGCTCGCCTCGGGTGTCCACCGTGAACGCGAACGACGAGCCCCGCACGTCCCGACGCTGGATGAGCTCGAGCACGTCGGCGCGGCTGACCGGTGGCGTGACGACGTACCGCAGGCCCTTGTCATCGCTGGAAAGCTCCAGCGTGCCGCTCGATGCCCGGCCCAGCACAATGTTGGAGTCGTGGTTGAACAGCGCCACAACGTCCTGGCGGCCCCGCTCGCGGCCGAGGATCCGGTCGAAGGCTCCCGGCAGGATCATCTCCCGAAAGCCGCCCAGATCGAGCGAGAAACGGTTGTAGACCGCCGCGTAGCCGACGATGGCAGCCCGGCCGTCAGCCCGAGTCTCGATCTGCAGGTCGTCGTCGGCCTCAACGGCCAGGTCGCGGCGTTCGATGTCCATGGTCATGCCCCTTTGATGAATTGCGGCGAGTCGTCCACCCACACGTCGACCTTCACGCCAGCCTCTTCGGCAGCTTGTTCCTTGAGCCGCTCGGGCCCGACCAGCAGCACCTGCGAGAATGCCGCGGCGTAGTCGCCAAGCGTCTCCACGACCTCCTGCCGATCCGACTCGGGCCGGCGAGAGATCATCACGACTTGATTGCCGTTGTCCGCAGCGTTCTTGGCAAACGCTCCCCACAGCTTTGGATCGGCCGCGAAGGTGCGGTCAAAGTCGATGCTGATGGTGAGCGACCGCGACTCGTTCTCGCCCTGGTCCTCGATGTCGTCGGCCGGCGACGACTCGACCTCGGAGACCAGCTGCACGGCAGGCTCTGGCATCGGCGGCTGTTCGGCAGGCCCGGCGTTGGCGGCTTCGACCGTCTGCATGTTCAGCGGCACAAGTCGCAGCTTGCCGGCGTCTGCTGGCAGCGGAGTCATGCCGAGGTAGGCACGCGCCTCGTCGATGTCGTACACGCCGCGGTCGAGCATCGCCGTCACGAAAGCCGACTGCGCCGCAGAATCGCCACGCAGCAGACCGTTGACGTTGTGCTCAGCGAAGAAACGCTCGTCGTCTGCGATGAGGTCGCGGGAGATCGCGGCCTCCCACCGCCGCAGGTGCGGAAGCAGGCAGTGCTGCACGAACTCCGTACCCTGCACCTCTATGTTGGAAAAGGTGCTGCGGGTCAGGTCTTGGATCATGTGCGGGGGCATGCGGAACGCCCGGCAGATCTCGATCACCTGGTACTGCCTAGTCTCGAGGTACTGGGCCGCTTCGTTGCTGCCGCTGAGCTCTTTGGCCTTTACGCCGTTGGGAAGCACCGCTGTGCGGAAAGCCCGGTCGGCACCGCGGTGCATCCGCTCCCAAGCATCGCGGAGATTCGACGCGGCCTCTGGCGGGATGGGGTTGTCGGACTCAAGCACCACGCCCGGCCGGGCACCGTTGCCGAAGTAGCTCGAGCCGTGTTGCTCGAGGGCCCTGGCCAGGCCGATGGCATCGCGGCACACGGTCGTCGGCACGATCCCGTTGATGCCGTCAAGCGACAGAAACCGCAGGTGGAAGATCTGGTCCTGGCGGTAGATCGTCTCGCGGCCGTAGCCGTCAGGCTCCCGGTAGCGGTACCGCAGCGAGCCGTTCTCTAGACGTTCCACGACCATGTTTGCAGGGTGCAGCGGCCGTAGCTCGGCGACAGCACCGACGCGAGAGTTGCCGATGATCTCCGCGAAGGACTGCCCGTACATGAGGTACAGGGCAGTCATCTGCTCGCGGAACTCCAGAGCCGTCTGCCAGCCGTTGGGCTGCGTGTGCAGGAGCCGGTACAGCTGGCTCGACTCCGCACGCACCCGGTCGTTGCCCTGCCGTTCGAACAGGTGCAGCGGCAGGCTCGCCACGCTCTCGGAGATCACGCGAACGCAGGCGAGGAACGCCGAGCACTGCATCGCCGTCTCGGGCGTGACGCGGATGCCAGCAGGCGTCTTCGTGTCTGGGTACCAGTCGATGCCGCGGAGATCGATCATCCGCCAATCACGCGACTCTGACGCTGTGCTGATGTCGGTGTGGCTCATAGGATGATCATGTCCCAGTTTTGTTCAGCGGGCCTGGCCGTGTTTGCCGCGTGCAACCCGAGGCCCATGACCAGGGCTACGATGCCGTCGATCCGCTCTGTGCTCTTTGCCTTGCTGGGCTTGATGTTCTGCTGGTGGTCGCTCTGCACGGCCACGTTCGATGCCATCCAATCCATCACCGGGCTCTGGCAACGGATCCGCTCGGACAGCACGAGGTTCTCGAACTGCTTGGCGGGGCTCGACATTGAGCCGTACCCCTGCCCAAAACCTACGATTTGCAGGCCATCCCCTTGAAGTTGGCTGGCTAGCTGCGTGGCGTTCCAGCGGTCGATGGCGATCTGCCGAATGTTGAACTTCTGCGACAGTTCGACGATGTCTCGGCGGATCACGTCGTAGTCAGTGACGTTGCCATCCGTGGCACGAATGTGGCCGTTGCGGATCCACCCGAGGTAGTCAATCTTGTCCCTGGTGGCCCGCTCCGCAGCGTTGGCCTCTGGCACCCAGAAATACGGCATGACATCAAAGGTGCCGTCTTCGTCCTGGCTGACCATGACGAACGCCGAAAGGTCGTAGGTAGTAGCCAGATCGAGCCCGGCAAACCACTCCCTTTTCTCAAGGCCCGGCCTAAGCGGTTGCGAGCATTTCGCCCACGCTCCGGGCGAGATCCAGCGGACATCAGACGTGGTCCAGACGTTGAGCCGGTACCGAAGGAACGAATTGAGCTTGGACGGGCTTGCCTCGGCCTCGCGGGCATCGGCCGCGAAAGACTCGACCGTGATCGTCTCGCCAAGGCTCGGGTTGGCCTGGTGCCAGACTCGCTCCTCCTTCCACGTGCCGTCAGATCCGCACTCAGCAGGTGCTGCGTAGATGCAGCCAAAGAACGCTGGATCGGTGGCCGGATCCGCGATGCAACGCTCGGCGTAGGCGTGCTGCTCCCAGCAAATGCTCTTGCGGTCGTATCCGGCCGTGGTGATCGACAGCAGGAGCGGTTGCCGGCGAGCCGCCCCGCCGTAGCGGAGGGCATCCCACAACCGCCGATCACGCTGAGCGTGGAGCTCGTCGAACAGCAGCGCGT